AGATACAAAGCTCTGTTTCCTAACGACGGCATAGCCAGCTTGTTTGGATGATGGGATGCTAGAAGACGTACTATCTCTGATGCTCAAGTCGGACCTGCACCGTGACTGGTACGTGTCTGACCTTGAGCGGCTAGTGCTACCTGCTATCAAAGCAAAGCGCATGACAGTTGTGTACGAAGACAAGATAACATGTAAGACGGAAATCTATCCGCGGCCTACGGGCCTCTTTAGTCATGCTTTCTTAACGAAGGAGGCGGCAAAGGGTTATGAAGACGGAACGCGGAAACTGCAACCCGAAGACTGGCTCACGGACCACGGTTCTGGTATGTTGTATGTCATAGACTTTATTGCGCCGTATAATAATGCTTTGAAGATAGGGCGGATTGCACAACAGGAACTTACGAGCCGATATATTGAAAGCTATCCGTATGATGGGGCTACTTTTCTGCGGCAGGTCAACGGTAAAAGAAAAAGATACGCTACCGGCGTACAAGAAGACCTTTTAGATAGGAGATTAAGCTGTGTATAAAAAACGCTGGTATGACGGCCTCCATGATATCTACGAAGGCAAAGACGAGTTTGAAATTAAATTCGGTTGTCTTATTGGTGACGGCGGCGGTAATACTGGCGGCGGTGACGACAAAAAACGTATCCAAGAAGAACAGAATAAACGCGCCGATGACCAAGAGCCTGTTCGTGGCGGTAGTCGCGAGTCGTCAGGATTGTTTAACACCGGCCCTGTAAGTGATTCTGTAAATTTTGCTCCAAACCCACCACAAGAAAGTTTTGGCTCAATCGCGGATATGGACGCGGGGCTAAGAGGCCCTCAAAACAATGTTACTCAGCAGGCCAGTTTAACTTCGCCCGCGTCTCTTTCGGGCATGGGGTATGCTCCTGACATCAGCGCAGGGAAGTCGTACACAAATAGTTTGTTCGACTCCGGGTTGACAAGCATTGAAGATGTTAGAAACCAAGCTACAAACATATCTCCGGCTCAACAAAACCTTAGTGATTACTTGAGTGGGGGCCTATCTCCGGGCGGATATAACGCTCCGAGCACGGGGCTTTCTTTAGGAGTCCCATCAGGGGCATCTTTAACAAACCCCGGTCTTCAAGTAAACTACACTCAAAGATTTGCAAAAGGTGGTGCGGTTAACCAAGGTATCGGAAGCGTGTTCCCTTATCCAAGAAAACGCTAGACCAGCCACTCCCTAACTTCTTCGCCAAGTACCTTACCGGCTAAGTCAATCTTACCGCGCAACGCTTTCAATATCTTCTCGTCAATCGTTTTTGGCGAGACTAGGTCTATGTATGTGACCTTTTGCTCTTGCCCAATACGGTGCGCTCTGTCTTCAGATTGCAATCTAATCTCTAAATCGTAGCTGTTACTAAAGTATATAACAGTGTTAGCGGCAGTCAGCGTGATACCGTAACCGCCCGTGCGCGGCTGGCCCACAAAAAACCGCAACGGGCTGTCTTTTTCTTGGAACTGGTTGACAATATCTTGTCTTTCATCTTGCTCGGTAGCTCCATAATAGGTTGCGACCGCTTCGGGCCCAAAGCGGTCGCGCAGGGCGGAAGCTATCTGTTGGATGTCGTGTGTATACGTCGCCCAAATGATTGCTTTACCCTGTAACTCCTCGGTTACATCAATTAATTCTTTGTAACGGTTGCTGGCTAATGTAACCAACTCGCCGTCATCTGATTGAATATGCCCACAGCATATCTGTTGTAACCTCATAATCTGTGTCAAAACGCTAGATGTAGTAGCAAGCTCGCCGTTTTCTAGCTTGGCAAGGGCCAGCTTCTTCATCTGAATGTATGCTTTTTCCTGTTCTGTCGTCAGCGGTACGTCTCGTCTGAGATACATCTTGGACGGCAGGTCAAGACACTCTTCTTTCAAGACCCTGTTGCTGAAGTTATCAAGCTTTAGGTTAAGCTCATCTAGCCGCCGGTAACCCGATATCTCTTGAAAGCTTCTAGCCCCCATCGTGCGCTTTTGCACAATAGCGTAGCGGTTCTGGAAGGCGTAATAACTGTTAAACCCAAGAGCTTCCGCAGACAAAAAGGAGCACTGACTGAACAAATCCATAGGTGACTTGGTTACAGGAGAGCCCGTTAGAATACGCTTATACTTAGCGTCTTTAGCCAACATCATCACATTCTTAGTGCGAGTAGCTTTGCGGTTCTTAATTGTGGTGCTTTCATCTACAAGTACCATATTAGCGGGGTTCTTAGCCAAGAAAACATATGCGGCTTTTGTGCCACGCGGCGTGGACAACGCCTCGACGTTCATCACAAATATCTTCAGGCCATCAAACGGCTGATACACAATCTCTTTCATCTCTTCTTGAAACTTCTTAGAGGTAGAAGGCGTCCAGCGCACAACCAGCCGCTCTATGCCGTCGGGCAGGTGTGTGGGTATTTCACCCTTTACCCAGTTGTCATAGACACCTTTAGGTGCAATGATGAGGACTGCTCCAAGCTCCTTGGCTTCATACAGCATACCCATTGTATCAATAGCCACCTTGGACTTGCCTGTTCCCATCTCCATGAACAGCGCATAGAACTCCGCGGACCACGAATCATCTAATGCTTTGCGCTGGTGGTCAAACGGCTCAGTCTTAAATTTATATTTTCCCATAATTTTCTCCTTGACACTAGGACAATATAAGCATATATAAGTATTTGTCAAGTCCCGAACGGTGACTTTAACAACGAACGGAGAACCACGATATGAGTGATATCTTTGACCAGATGGAGGAAGACTTTGAAGCAAGTCTAACCACTGGGGTAGAAAAGCTAGACCAAGACGGTCTCAAAACAGTGGCCGAACTGGCCCGAAAAATCCGTGATGAAGAAGAGTATATAGCCTCTCTTGAGGGCGATCTGAAGAACGCCAAAAAAGGCTTGCAAAAACTCACGGATGAAGACTTACCGACAATGCTTCAAGAAATAGGTTTGTCTTCAATGAAACTTGATGACGGCTCAGAAGTTGTCGTTAAGCAGACCTACGGGGCATCTATTCTCGTGGACAACAGACCTGCCGCTTACGAGTGGTTAAGAGAAAAGGGCTATGATGACATCATTAAAAATACCGTTGCGTGTCAATTTGGCAGGGGCGAGGACGACAAAGCCTCGTCCTTCAAAGCCATTGCCGAAAGTGAAGGCTACTACGCGGAACAGAAAACGGAAATCCATCCGCAGACGCTTCGTGCCTTTGTCAAGGAACGTGTTGAGAATGGTGACGACTTCCCAATGGAGTTATTCGGAGCCTTTATTGGACAACGAGCAGTTATTAAGAGGAGTAAATAACATGGCTGACAAGAAAAACGAAGTTGCTGAAAAGAAAACAGCAGAAATAATCGCATTCGATCCAACAATGTTTGAAGAAGATGCCGGTATGGGTATGGAGAATATGGGGCAAGAAGATCTTGCGCTTCCTTTCCTCAAAATTCTGTCCGGACTTGACCCTCTTTTGGATACGCATGAGACTGCTCGCAAGGGTGACATTTACAACACTGTCACAGGAGCCGTACACAGCGGTAAGGAGGGCCTAAAGGTCATTCCGTGCGCCTATCAGCGTCGGTTTATCCAATGGGCTCCTAGAGGCCAAGGAACGGGTGGCCCGACAGCCATCTACAATCCGGGAGAGGCAATCCCAAAGACAGAGCGTTCGTCTGAGGACAACAAGGAGTATGTGCAGGACGGGTCCGGTGAGTATATCGAAGAAACCCACCAGCACTTTGTGATTGTAACCCACACGGATGGTTCGTCTGAAACAGCTTTGATTGCGATGAAGTCCACGCAGTTAAAGAAAAGCCGTAAGTGGAATAGCATGATTTCGTCGCGAGTTATGCAGGGTAAGAACGGCCCGTTCACGCCGCCACGCTTTAGTCATGTCTACAACTTAAAAACTGTGTCAGAGGAAAACAGCAAAGGAAGCTGGCACGGTTGGGAAATGAGCCTTGAAGGTCCGGTACAAGATGCCGGTGTCTACGGACAGGCCAAGACGTTTGCCAAAAGCGTTACAACAGGCGATGTGGTTGTAAAGCATCAGGACGAAGCCGCAGTGAACTCGTCAAACGACGACTCTGACGTACCGTTCTAAACAGTTGGGGTGGTAGGGTCCAATACCTGCCACCCCATCCTTTTTGGGGGCAATCTATGTCTATAAAAAAGTTTCAACATATATTCCGCGGCCTTGAAGCGGCGTATGGCACCTACAAGGTGGAGAAAACCCAAGCAAATGGGAAGAACTCCGGTAGGGCGGCTATCTTACGCGAACCACGGACCACGGAACTATGGGAAGGCCATCTTTCAGGAAAAGGTGCGGCCATTGGTATTATTCCAATTAACGAGAACAATCAGTGCGTCTGGGGATGCATCGACGTTGATCAATATCCTTTAGACCACAAGCTTCTCATACAAAAGATTAGGAAGCTCAAGCTTCCGTTAGTTGTCACCCGCTCAAAGTCCGGCGGGGCGCATTGCTTTTTGTTTACTTCCGAGTGGATAGACGCAAAAGATATGCAGTCTACCTTACAACAAATAGCCGCGGCATTGGGCTATGGCGGTAGTGAAATATTTCCAAAGCAAATCAAGCTACACTTGGACCGCGGAGATGTAGGCAACTTTCTAAACCTACCTTATTTTGATGCAGAAGACGGCTTGCGGTACGGCTTTGATGACAAGGGCGTCAGTATCTCGTTAGACGATTTTATAGCGCAGTACGAGAAGTACAAGCAAACCCCAGAAGAGGTGCTGAAGCTACAGCTATCTGACAGCGACAAAAGCGCAATCGTCATGCGCGACGGTCCTCCGTGTTTACAACATTTGTGCAAAGAGTTAATCAGCGAGGGCGGGCGTAACAACGGCCTGTTCAATATAGGGGTGTATCTTCGTAAAGCATTCCCCGACTCTTGGGAGACAGAGATACTAAGGTACAACAACGAGTTCCTATCCCCACCTTTGCCGCTTAACGAAATTAATATCATAGCTAAACAGCTTGAGAAAAAAGAATATGCCTACAGATGTAGCGACGCACCTATCGTCTCGCATTGTAATAAAGAGCTTTGCATGACCAGAAAACACGGCATAGGTGCCGCGGCCCAAGGGGCTGTAGTTGCAAATCTTAGAAAGTACAACTCTACGCCGCCGGTCTGGTTCATGGATGTAAACGGCGAGCCGTTGGAGTTGGACACGGAAGCTCTGTTGTCTCAACCCTCGTTTCAAAAGGCTTGCATGGAGCAACTTAGCTTTATGCCCCGTACAGCAAGTAAGGTTGTGTGGGAAAGTCGGATTGGTGCGATGATGACCGAGATGAGGGACAACGATGCGTCTATTATAGAAGTGTCAGAGGATGCCAGCATCAGTGGTCAGTTCTATGATTACTTAGAAGAGTTCTGCCGTCATCTGCAACAGGCCAAAGACCGCGAAGAAATCTTGCTTCGCAAACCTTGGACAGATGAAGAAACAGGGAAAACTTACTTTAGACTGCGGGACTTTGAGAGTTTCTTAAAGAAAAACAAGTTCTTTGAATACAAGTCACACCGCATAGCGCAGAGACTGCGGGATATTGAGGGCTCTGCTATTCAGTTGAAAATTAAAGGACGGGTAGTACGGGTTTGGGAGATACCGGCATTTGATAAAGCAGATGTTGATATTACTTTAAAAGATTTTGATACAACGGAGGTGCCGTTCTAATGCTGTTGGCCGATGGATTTGAAAAAGCCTTTATAGGCATAGCTCATAGAGCTTGTCAGGAAGATGTCGTGGCTTACGATTATGACAAGTGTATAGCCATTCTTTGTGAAAGGGACGGCATGGAGTACGACGAGGCCGTTGAGTTCTTCTGGTTCAACACGCTAGGGGCGTGGGTGGGAGACAAAACCCCTATTTTTATTAAGCCTATGGCCGACATAGAAGAGTTGTACGATGAAGAAATTTGAACGCAACAAAGAGATACGGCGTTTGCGAAAAGAAAAGAGGATGACCCTTGCCGCAATCGGGGCCAAGTTTGGTTTGTCCAAGCAACGTGTACATCAGATTGTACAGGAAAAATCTAATGTTTAGATACTTCGGACCCCCCGGAACGGGTAAGACCACAACGCTAATCAATCAGGTGGAGAAAGCACTTGGAGCGGGTATACTTCCCAACCAGATAGGGTTCTTTTCTTTTACCAGAAAAGCGGCTGAAGAAGCGCGGGACAGGGCGGCGGCAAAATTTAACCTAGACCCTAAAGAGCTCCCCTTCTTTCGTACCCTGCACAGCATGTCTCTTGCCATGAGTGACATACGAAACGAGCAGGTGATGCAGAAAGAGCATTACAGAGAGCTAAGTCAAATCATGGGCTTTGAGCTTTCAACCGACAAACGTATTGACTACAACGATGACATACCCAGCATAGTCAGAGCTAACGACCCTATCTTAGGTGTTATAAACCTAGCTCGCTTGCGTAAGGTAGATCTGCGCGAACAGTACAACCAGACAGATCTTGAGCAATCATGGAACACGGTCAACTATGTTGCCAAATCCCTGCTTGAATATAAAAAGCAAAACGAGGTCTTCGACTTTACCGATATGCTCGAACAGTTCGTCATAGGTGCAGAGAATTACTGCCCACGCTTTGCCCTGACCTTTCTGGATGAAGCGCAAGACCTGTCCGCCTTGCAGTGGGACATAGCCCACGCACTGGATGCCAAGTCAGAGCGTATGTACTGCGCCGGAGATGACGACCAAGCCATCTACCGGTGGGCCGGTGCCGACGTTGACCAGTTTATCAATCTGGACGGCGGGTCCGAAACCCTGTCGCAGTCCTACCGCATACCCAAGTCAGTCCACTTTCTGGCGCAGAAGATAGCTCGCCGAATACATCGCCGGTATCCTAAAACTTACAAAGCTAAAGATTTTATGGGCAAGGTGCAGAACATCTATTCCGTCAGCGAACTAGACATGAGCAAAGGGTCATGGCTGATACTAGCCCAAGCCGGTTATATGTTGGCTCCCGTGGCTACCGAACTAAAGGCCGATGGCTACCTGTTCGACTACCGCGGCTCACGGTCCATATCCGAAAGAGTGAGCGAGGCCGTCAACGGCTGGGAGCAACTACGCAAAGGCCAACAAGTGACTGGCGCAGTGGCCCGCACTATATATAGTTATATGACCAGCAAGGAACGCATACACCGCGGCTTTAAAAAGTTACCTACGCTTGGTGATGAAGACATGGTGACGCTCGACCAACTAATCGCGGACCACGGCCTGATGCCACAGAAAGATCTTTTAACGCCGATACAAGACTGTATCTGGCATGAAGCGATGGACAACATACCGTCCACCGAAAGAGCGTACATCACGGCTTTACTGCGCCGCGGTGAGAAGTTCAATGCAGAGCCGCGCATCAAGGTGTCCACGATCCACGGCTCAAAGGGCGGCGAGGCAGATAATGTGGTACTGTTTACTGACCTGTCTACCGCATCAGAAGAAGAGTTTAGAAAGAACCCCGACGACACGCACCGTGTCTTCTATGTGGGGGTTACCCGTACTAAAGAAAACCTGTATCTTGTAGAGCCGCAGGACCTAGCAAAGAGTTATGATTTGATATGAAAGTTAAAATACAATGCTAAAACTTGAAATAATTCCGGGATTGAGACCCGAGGACAGCGAGTTTGATTGGGTTTACAAAGTACGTGATAAAGGGGAAGACCTTGAAGCAAACAGGGAATACCATGAGCAGTTCCCACCGCAAGTTGGTGACTTGGTTGTGGTTTTACACACGGCCTCTCATTACAAAATGCAAAAGCCGCATGTGACAAGAATTGAGGCCATAACAGACAGGGGAAGGATTGTTGTGGACCACGATCACGAGGCATGGGCAGGAAAATCATTCTGGAAGTCGGGGCAAAACTGCATGGCTCCAAAGGGGCAGTGTTGGTTGGTTCCTGCGGAACTTTATCAAGACATCCCGCTTACTAGGGAGAACGCCCGATTAAAGAGCAACGAAGAACAAGAATTTAAAATGCTTGAAAACGGTTATTTGAGAGCCAGAGGAAGAAGGAGGGCATGGCAATGAAGCGTGAAGAAATTCTTAAAAAAGCAGAGTCCTTAGTCAACGGGCCACGGGCCAAAGAATACGGCGATGCGTATGAAAATCATGCTAGAATTGCCGCAATGTGGTCTATTCTTTTAGATAAAGAAGTCTCAGTGTCTCAAGTTTATCAGTGTATGGTTGCTGTGAAGCTTGCTCGTCTTAGGGTAACACCCGAACACGAGGATAGCTGGGTGGACATCTGCGGATATGGAGCTCTGGGTGGTGAAGAATAGAAAAGTTAATAAATCAGAACCCCTCATACGTTTTATTCGCGTTGAGCAATTAGACTATTACCTTGAACAGGGTTGGCGTGTTCTTAAAATGGGAACGGAAATAGCAACTATATATTGGAAATGATATGCTTCAGATGCACATGGAAACCCCTAAGTCAGAGTGGGTGCCACCGGCAGAACTGCCAGACATCTTTGATGCCGAACAAATCGCCATCGACGTTGAAACACGCGACCCTAATATCAAAACAAACGGGCCCGGATGGGCAACGGGTGACGGCGAGGTTGTAGGCTACGCCATAGCAGTTGAAGGCTGGTTTGGTTACATACCTATACGCCATGAGCACGGCGGTAATCTGGACGAACGCATAGTCAATAAGTGGCTCAAGAAGGTCTTTGAGTGCCCCGCTGACAAAATCATGCACAACGCACAGTATGATGCGGGTTGGATACGCCGGATGGGTTTCACCATCAATGGGCGCATAATCGACACAATGATTATCGCATCCCTGCTAGATGAAAACAGGTTTAGTTACAGCTTAAACAACGTAGCCTATGATTATCTGGAGAAGATAAAAGTCGAAAAAGGTTTGAGAGAAGCCGCAATAAGCTTCGGGCTCGACCCTAAGTCAGAAATGTGGAAGATGCCCGCCATGTATGTCGGCCCCTACGCCGAAGGCGATGCCACTTTGACGTTGGCCCTTTGGAACCATTTCAAGATAGAGTTAGAGAAACAAAAACTTTGGAACATAGCCAACTTAGAACTGGACGTATTACCCTGCTTAATAGACATGACATGGCGCGGAGTACGAATAGACCAAGACAGGGTGGAACGCACAAAAGACGCCCTGTTCAAAAGAGAAAAGGCCGCGCTACAAAAGATAAAGGATATGTCCGGACTAAATGTAGAAATTTGGGCCGCACAATCCCTGTCGAAAGCATTTGACCAACTAAGCATAGCCTACCCCAAGACAGAAAAAGGCGCACCGTCCTTCACGAAACAGTTCTTATCTGACCACCCACACGAGTTTCCCAAGCTGGTAGTCGAAGCCCGCAACCTGAACAAGACCAGCGGTACGTTCCTTAATACAATTATGAAACATTGCCGGTCAGACGGGCGCATACATAGCCACATCAACCAGATTAGGTCTGACGATGGCGGTACGGTATCGGGGCGCATTTCAATGTCTAACCCCAACCTGCAACAGATACCGGCTCGCGACCCTGAGTTAGGACCTATGATACGCAGTCTATTCTTGCCGGAAGAAGGCGAGCAATGGGCGGCTATAGATTTCTCGCAACAGGAACCACGGATCTTGGTCCATTATGCACATGTTTTAGGCAATTCACGTGGTCATGTTCCGTTCAGAGGTACAGAGGAGTTTGTAGAGGGGTATAGACATAACCCTGATATGGATTTTCATACGATGGTTGCAGAGATGGCGGGCATCAATCGTAAGCAAGCGAAAACAATTAACCTTGGCATGATGTATGGCATGGGCGTGAACAAGCTGGCTGACCAGCTAGATATCCAAGTGGAAGAGGCCAAAAGTCTTATCACGCAATACCATGACCGCGTCCCATTTGTTAAAGGACTAATGAATGGGGTGATGCAACACCTAAATGGTAAAAAAAGCGGCGGGGCGGTTAGCTCTATATTAGGGCGAAAGTGCCGCTTTAATTTATGGGAGCCCGCTACATTTGGTATGTCAAAAGCTTTACCTTACGACCAAGCAGTAAATGAATATGGCGAAACATCCCGTTTAAAGCGGGCATACACCTATAAAGCTTTAAACAGGCTCATCCAAGCGTCTGCCGCGGACATGACCAAGCAAGCTATGGTAAACATTCACAAAACCGGACGCATTCCCCTAATCCAAATACATGATGAGATTGCTATTTCTGTAAAAAGCACAGAAGAAGCAAAAGAGGTTGCAAAAATTATGGAAAATGCCGTATCCTTGGAAGTGCCAAGCAAATGCGACGTTGAAATCGGCCCATCTTGGGGCGAAGCAAAGTAGTTTTTTCATGGTTTTCTCCTCCCTTAACTGGCTCCGCTTCGGCGGGGCCTTTTTTAGTTGCAATCTTATATACAATCCTATATAGTCCTTTACAGATAGAGTGGTTGAAGAACACCAGCGCGAAACCTTTGAGATTTATCTCGCATAAGGTCCATCCTACGGTTCCAGTAGGCCCCTTTATCCGCTTTAACGTGAGAGGTAATGATGGATATAACTAAATGGAAATCTGTTCTGGTGCCGATTGAGGTTTATACCGAAATCAAAAAGACAGCCAAAGCAGAAGGCCGGACTATCAGCGGACAATTAAAAATTGTTTGGGAAGTCTATAGAAAATCTATGCAGAATAAGGTCTAATTTAAAAAGACGGAAATTTAGCCTAAAAAAAATTTAGCTATGGGATGGGAGTTTCTGGGATGTTAGGAAGGATGTGTAGTTTGTGTGGCGCAAAAGCCACGGCAAAAGATGGTAAGGATTGGTTATGCACGGACCATTGGTTAATGGTGTGGGCTCCAAAGAAAAAAACTTGCGAAGAATGCGGGGGTGAGGGCCGGTTGGAATATGAACGCCCTGTTGTCGATTGGGATCATGGCGGTTATCTTGAAGGATATATGGATGATTGCGAAACATGCAACGGTTTAGGAGAGCTTGAACATGATACGGCCTAAAAACAGAGAACTGCAATACAGCCCCGCTGTTTCGGACAAACCCTTTGGAGAGGCTGGAAAGATGCAAGAACTTTTAGAAAATTCTATGTGTCCACGGTGCCATACCAGTCTGCCACCTGTCGCGGTCCACGGACATATCCAATGTTCCGCCTGTAAATTATATATAAGTGAATGCTGTCAGGGAGAAAAAAATGATATGCCCGAAGTGTAATTCAAAAAGTAAAGTTTATAACAGCAGGGCTCACGGGGAAACGATAAGGCGTAACCGCGAGTGTCTGGAATGTACGCACCGCTATGTCACTGTGGAAACATTAGAGCGAAAAGTTAATAAGCCGGTCAAGACTGTAAAAGACCCGCCAATTAAAAAACCAAAGTTTGAAGACATGAACTTTGATAATATGACAGACGAAGAGATAGAGGCGGCACTTTTTTCTGATTAGTGAAAAAAGTTCTTGCATATAAGCGTCTAAGCGTATATATAAGAGAGGTCCCGTATGAAGCCCTCAAGGTTGGTTTGCCCCCGCCTTGGGGGTTTTCTTTTAGGCTTGACATCCCATAGGTATGGGAGTATATAGAATTATGTTAAACAATTAGCTAAACGGGAGACGTAAATGGCTAGAAAGAAATGGAGCGACTCGGCTCGCAAGAAGCAGTCCAAAACTATCAAGAAGATGTGGGCTGATAAAAAGAAAACCGAAGACACTCGCGAGCCGTGGGTGATTGCTCAAGAAAAGCGGGAAGCGGACCGCGAAGCAAAAGTTAAAGCTCTGCGCGAAGTTATGTCTGCGGAACAAATGGAAGCCGCTCTTGCCGCCGCGATAGTGATGCAGGATTTTATCTGCGACTATCAAGAAGAGTTTGAAATCTATCGTGCGTCTATCCCTCGTGATATGGTAACCGCCAAAGCAAAGCTAGAGAAAGCTTTTGGCATGATTTCTGGCGATGGTTACCAAAACCCTAAATACGGAACGGACGGCGACGATGGGTAAACTTTATAGAATGTGGTGGAGAGATGGTGGCGATCAAACATTGTTTGGTAACGAAGACATCAGCAAAATGGCACTGCGCTTTGATTTTAAACCTAACGACCTATTAATAAACGACGAGGTTACTTTTACAGATGATGATGGTGCCGAAGTTGGGGGAGTGGTGTGCGATGGATGAATATACAAAATCAGCCGAAGATTTTCAGTCTGCGGCTGACGAAATGGAAGCCCTGTTAAACCGATTTGAAGCCGCGGGTTATGACGGCGGAGCATCAATGGGCGGCGCAATGCAAGCCCTTATATTTAGAATGGCTATGGGCGCACCAGACGCGGCCACCGCATTAGGGTTCATGGGCTCTTGTATGAGCACAGCCGCTTACGCTCTAACAGAAGAAAACGGAACGGAGCATTAAAAGACGCCCCTAGTTGAAAGACTGGGGGCTTTTTTTATTTGACACTCCTATCTTTGTGTGTTAGGTATGGGATAAGTCTTATATATACGGGAGATTAAAATGAAAGTAACAATGAAACCTGAATTGTGGGAAGCCGTCATCGTCGCGATTGATAATGACTTAAATGATTACCATTCAATGGGCACCGAGGGTGACCCAGAACTCGACATTCGTTATGGCAAGATGCTTCAAGCACGGGGCGAAATTCTTCTTGAAATGAAGGAGAGCAGAAATGGCTGAATTTGATATCAAAATCGAAGTTACCCAATACCATGATAGAAACTTCTCTATCACGGCAGATAACGAAGCAAAAGCAGAAGAAATTGCTAGGCAACTCGCCGCCGAACAAACCGAACATCTACAGGGCATCGACATAGATGTCGAAAACGACGGCGGTTGGACTTTCGGACTGCTAGACTTCAATACCGTCTACGTTCAACGCGAAAGCGACGAAGCACCCGAATTGAAGCTGTCCGAATATGAGTCCGGCTTCCTGACCGCAAATGCTTTTGTATTCCGCGAAGACGTAGACTCTATCGGCGCGGATGACGACTGGCGCGGCGTTCACTGCGGCTCACGGGTCTTCGATCTAAATGCTTGGGACGATGATGGCGTCACACGCGTCACGGCCTACGAAGTTATCGGCGGCCAAACCGATGGTAACATTTTCAAAAGGTTGGTGTGATATGGAAAAGTTTGAAGCTTTTGATGAAGACTTAAAAACTGTTTTGGAGTTCATGTTGGAGTACGGCAAGGACGGCTCTTTGCCAAACATGGATGCGGGCGGTTCAGGTGATATAGCGTATGAAGCCGCTCTGCGACTAGCTGAGTCTAAAGCACCGGCTGGTAAAGGGCAGGGAAACATAACCGAATACAAACTGTTTCAAGACCTGCATCAAATGGTTTCTGGCACCGATGTCACCTACAAGCAGGTAGATAGTGATTTGGATGAAGAGGGAGACGTTACTGTTTTCTTCTCTAACGTAAAGGGTGGTGGCAATGAATAAACCGCTTCACATGATTTCCTCTATTACGTGGAAAAAATTATCGGCATATCAAAATGAATATGTCGAACTGTCCTCATCCGACAAACAACCGGACAGGCTCCGTGAGTTAAACATCCTGTTTGAAAAAGTTGATTTAGGTAAAATTCTGGTAGGAGGCCAACAATGAATAAACAAGAAATGCTAGATGAGTGGGACGCTATTGCCTCTTCCCTAGCTCCGGAAAATTTGCATGAGGATGGCGAGATTAGCCAAGCCGAGGCCGACCAGAAATTTATGGAAATTCATAACGAGGCAAAAGCCCTGTTTCAAAAGATGCCCTGCCCACAGGATATCATTGATAGGTGTGACGATGACCTCTCTATGTATGCTGAACAGAAAGAAAAATATCACCCAGATATTTTCTCTGTAAAGGATTTAAAATACCGTCTTGCTCAAGTTGGTCTGCCCTTTGAAGAAGTTGAGAGCGGTTCAGACGGTGTAATTTGTTTATGTTTTGCAACCGATGATGAGGATTATAATGAGTGAGTATCTGCCCGTCGAAGGCTGTGAAGAGTGCGAGTTCTTTGAAACAGCCTGCCCTGAGTGCATTCTATATGGCGAAGCCAAGAAAGATGATGAAGATGGAAAAAACTGATGTAATTAATGGTGTGGCGCGGGACATGGATTGGCCCACCGCCGTCCAACACCTCAGTCAAATAGTCGCTCTCTACGCATCACGCATCGCGGCCGAAGGCCAATATAGCCGCGAGGCCGTGGCACGGTCTATCGAAATTCAAGCCGCTTGGAAACGGATACAACAGGGGTGAATAACATAGGGTACGACGATATATTTATCGTGACCTATCTGGTCAGCGGGTTTGCCCTGCTGGCCTATCTTTTTTGGGACGCTTGGAAAGACCGATAGAAATTTCTAAAATTTTATGTTTGACATGTATGGGATTATATGCTATATTATGGGGGAGGGGCCGTGGCGGTTCCTTTTTACCCCTTAACCACATTTAGGTTAAAGGGGTACGCTGTTTCACATTGTTAATTTCTACGGGAGGGTCTCATGACCAAACTACGCATTAAGCCTGTCAACCACGGTTCGACAAAGCGTGACCGCAATCGTTACTGCGGTCCGGCTGTAATCAGTTCTTTAACCGGTTACACCACAGCGGATGCGGCACGTTGCATTAGGGATATCTCTAATCGACGGTCCGTGACCGGAACTTCTACGGGAGAAGTTCTGGGTGTCCTACGCACGTACGGCATCAACTGTGTCGAACGAAAAGGCTCCGACTGGGGCGTCACGTTCAACCGAACGAACGGTGCAACCCTAGCAGGATGGCTCAGAGCTTCGGTGAAAGACCGAAACAGCGAGCGCATCTGGTTAGTAGTGGCAGGCTGGCATTGGCAACTCGTTCAGGGAAGGCGCTACGTTTGCGGCTTAACTAAAGAGATTGTCAGTATCCGTGATAAACGGGTTAAGCGCAGAGCACGAGTGGCAGAAGTCTACGAGTTATCAAGTAGATAGCTTGCAACACGGACCACGGACCACGGGGCATTCTTAACGGGATGCCCCGTGTTTTTTGTTTGAAGTAGCAGTATACAGTATATAGAGCTGAGAATAAAAAAATATTTTTTTATAAAATATAGGCGGTACCAACGGTACCAACGGTACCCTATCTTTTAAACACTATAAAACAATACTTTATTAGGTACCGGCAAGGTAGCACCAGTGAAAACAAAGACGGTACCTATAAAACAAGAAAACGCCTAATGGGGGTCTTGCAATATTTTTTTTGAAAAATATATTTCTGTCCTATATAAAGAAAAGGACGTTTAACGAATGTGACCTTTTTAACTGAGGATTTATAATGGCGAGTAAAGCGGCAAGCAAAGTAACAGGAAAGCCCCGTGAGACTAGAGGGCGTCCACCGGCCAGCACAGAGCAACCTTTAACTCGTAAGCAGGAGCTTTTTGTTAAAGAGCTTGTGAGCAAGGACGGGCAGATAACTTTGCGTGAGGCGGCAATTAATGCTGGCTATTCTGCGTCGTCAGCACATAGCAGGGCGTATGAGCTAACCAATCAGCATATCTCGCCCCATGTTGTTGCCGCTATAAATTCCTACCGGCGCGAACTGGATGAGAAATACGGGGTTACATATCAGAGGCACTTGCGTGACCTACAATCTATTCGGGATGTAGCTTTGGAAAATGGGGCTTATTCTGCCGCTGTCCAAGCTGAGTATCGCAGGGGGCAAGCCCAAGGTGACATCTATGTCAGCAAATCTGAGATTCGCACAGGGTCTATTGATAGCATGAATAAAGAAGATGTTTTGAAAGCCTTAGAGGAAATCAAACAAAGCTATGCCCCAATCACCATCGACATCACTCCCAAAGAAAAGAAGAATGCCAGCAATCGCGGTAAAGCGCGAGAGCGGCTTTTACAAACAGATGAAGGAAGCGACGCAGAGGTCGAGCAGGAAGTTATTACTGACAAGGATTGAAAATTCTGTTGGCGCAGGTATTCCTGATTTATTGATATGCGACGAGCAAGGCACCTTTCATTTTGTAGAATTAAAGTTTTTGACCAGCAACGGGGTTACCTTACAGCCGTCTCAGGTTGCTTGGTTGTCCCGACACCATCACGGGCCCTGTTGGATATTGATTAAAAAACAAAACAAACCGATGGATGAACCCGAATTGTTTTTGTATCCGGCCAGCGCGGCGGTTGATTTAAAGATGGATGGGTTACAATCCGTCGAGCCAATACACCATCAAAAAGGCAAATTTAACTGGGATGTGCTTTTGTCCTTGATATGTCCCACATAATCCTATATGTATGGGGCATCGTTAATTTAAACACGGGAGTTTTGAATGATTGACGTTAAACAAAAAATTCATACTGATTTAGTGGCTTTGTATTATTTGGCTTATGAAAATGACCTGCACGAAATTTGCGGGGCCTTAGGCAATGTAGAACATTTGGTTTGGGAATTGCGGCGCAAGGAAGACCCTAAGCCCTCTTTGGCCGCTACACTTAAAGACAACGTGGTTATCAATAATTTTCTTAACGGGAGTACAGCATAATGCCTATTACTTATACAGAATGGGAATGGCAGGACGCCTTCGATAAATTCGGCTTTAGCGATGGCGACGGTTGGAACGGTACGCACCTTGTGGCCGATGCTATTAAAAAACTTGGCTAT